TAAATTCAGCGGTTGCTGGAGTGCTGTCACCCGCGTAAAAAGCATAGCCGCCGCTTGTGGCAATGCCAACCGTGCTGGCGCCAGTTCCCGATGTTAGCGATGTGGAAGAAAGTGTCCAGCCACCAACGGTTCCGCCTGTGGCGGTAATGTTATTTGTTGAGATTGTCCCCGTTACATTTGCATTGCTGGCAGTCACTGCGCCATCATTTGTCACGGTAAAGGCGGCAGAAGTCCCCGTGCTTGTTGTTGCGCCAGCAAAGAATGTAAGGCCATTGCTTGCACTTGAACCTGTATAGATTCCGGCGATGTTTGGGGATATGGCAAGGGCTTGGTAGATCTTATTAGAATCAATTGCCCAGCCGCCAATTGCTCCACTGTTGGCCGTTACTGTTCCTGTAATAGATGCGCTTGTCGCAGTCATTACGCCCAAGGTGTTTAGGGTGAACTCGGCGGCGGTTGGGTCCGATGATCCCGCCCAGATACCTCGGAACGTTGGTGATGCGGAAGAGGTTGGGTAGTTTCCTACTCGCACAATGTTTTCGCCAGATCCAACGGTAATCTCTGTTGCTTCAATGCCGGTGACATTTAGGTTGTCGGCAAAGAGGTTGGCCGTTGCGCCGTTCACCTCGAGTACAGTGTTGCCATCGTCATCCCTAATGATCACGCCGTCCTTGCCCACTTCAAACTGAGGAAGAGTTGCCGTTCCATCCGAAACGATAGACATGCCAGTAGAGATGTTTAGCGTTCCTGCAGTAATCAGATTTGCGGTAAGTGATGCAATCTGCGCGCTAGTAATAGTTGCGTCTTCAATATCAACTGTTCCCGTAATCTTGTTTGGGGACCTGTAGGTAGGGGTTGTTTCCTGAACCGCCGCGCTCTCGTTTCCCGTTCGGTCAACTGATGAAACTTTGTACTGGTAAAGGTTGGTGTAGTTTGGGAATGAGGTATCGATATAGACATTAGTCGAAGTCTCAGTGATCTTTACCCACGGCTCATTAGGGTTTGTTGCTGCGTTGTACTGCTTTCGATAAACTTTGAACCTACTAAAGTCTGTATTGTTAGTGTTCTGGTCTGGAAGAGCCGGGTCATAGAATCCAAACGACCACGTAATTGCCATCGACTTGAGGCTTGCGGTTACCGTGACACCAGTGGGGGCATCTGGCGCCGTTGTGTCTGCTGGCAGGATAACGGAATCGTCAACAAAGTCAGACCTGTTGCCGGTCCTGTCTTGGGACGCAACGCGGAAGAACAACTTCTTCCCTGGCTCCGCCTGGAAGGAGTGGGTAACCTGGGCGGCTATCCCTGTGGATACGGAGCGAACTTCTGGCGTTTGCGCAACGTTAATGACCTGAGCGTTTGCAAAGTTAACGTCATACCCATACTGGACAACGTAGTTGGAGAAGTCGTCTTCCTGGCTCGGCGTCCATTTGGCGATAACTGTTGCGCGCGTTACTCCGTCAACTGTCTGGATGAGAGACCCAGACGGGGCTGTAAGGGCAAGGTTGGACGGCCTTGCTGGCGGGAGAACGTCATTGAGACGCAGCGTTGCTTGCTTGATATCGGCAAAGATCTGCGTAACGCCCTTCTTAATAAGTGATGGATCGCTACCAAGAGTTGTTGTCCAGAAAATCCTGTCCCCGAGGAACTTGCCTTTTGTTCCCTTAACAACAAGCGGCTCTGCAACGTCGTCAGCGGCCCAAATAAAAGGAATGACTGTCCCAACCTCCGGGGCGTCCTCAAGGTGGTCAAACTCCCATGTGCGCATTGCGACGCCCTTCTCTTCCCAGAAGGCCAGCGCGCGAACCTCTGCCTTGGCCTCGGAGTCAACCAACTGATCGTTAAGGCTGGCTTCGACTACCTTTCCGCCGCTCTCCCAGAGGCCAGGTGAAAAGTCAAACGTCTTGTAGTAGTACACATCTGGCTCTCCAGAAAGCGCCGCTCCGCCGGCTGGAAGACTTGTAATGGTAATTGAAGTTCCCGCCTGGGTTGCCTTTAGCCTCATGGTCATTCGCCCTGAGCCAATATAGATTTTGTATTCAGTTGCGGTTGGGACAGCAGACCAGTTTGCAGAGAGCGTCCTGACTGGAGTTGGCGCAGCAACGTCGGCGTCGGTGATGATCTGCGTGGCGTATTTTACATAGACATCGCCGGTCGGCGTCGTTGCAACAACGCGAACAAAATAGGTATTCGCGGCAAGTGACCCACCTTGCGCTTTTGTAAGCGCCAGCCCAGCGTTGTATTCCACTGACTCCAACTCGTTTGTGTTAGTTGGGTCCTTGTATACACCGTACACAAGGAGCCTATTCGCAATGCTGCTTGCCTCACGTGGGGCTTTGGGGGTTTCAAATCCGCGAAGGGGAACTGGGTATTGCGACTCAGATGGTCGATCAGAAAATCCGTATGTGCCAGTCACTTCAATTAGAGAGAAGTCTGTCCAGGCACATGCACCAGTTGCGCCAGCCTTACGCTTGGCTATAAACCGAGCGGAGACTGCGGTAGCGTGTGACTTCGAAATAGCCCAGGCCTTAGACCAGCGCTGCTCATCGGTTCCGTCAAAGGAAACAGAGCGGCTGAGCGTGTTTGATGAACCTACCTGGGTTAGGCCAGCAGCGTCGCTATAGAATCGCAGTTCGCAATCCCAACTTGACGAGAAGTTCGCATCTGCCCAGCCGCGAACGCGCGGCATGTAGGTAGTGTTACCCGTAACGGTAATCGGATCGGATTTGCTCTCGTTGGTTGAGGAGGAGCCCGAGGCAACAAGCGCATTGCCGAAGCCAAACGGCCCACGAGAAGGCTGAATGGTGTGGTTTGTTCCAAGCGTCCAATTAGTTGACGATGAGTCAAACCGTGGGTTCTGAACAAGTTCCTGCGCCTTTTTGTTGGCATAGTGAAGATTTTTTGCCGCGTCTACCCAGAAGATTGATCCAGTTTTATCGCTAATCGTCTTCAGCGCTTGCTTAAGGGTCTTGCCGCCAAATGGGCTCGTAAGGGTGACGCCTGTCTCCAGGACGGGGCTGAACCTAAAGGAGGCATCCGGATCTGGCGTTCCATCAGCAAGAATCTTTGCTGGCTTTACATAGTCAAAATTGTTAATGCCGGGATCAAGTTCTGGGTCAATAGCGTTAAATATTCCCTTGTAGTTAGCGTCCTCTGGATCAGATGACCCGGAGATAATGTCAACGTCGATGCTTCCCTTTTGGACGTACTTCTCTGGGCTTGTAACAGTGTTAGTTACGGGTATTGTTGAGAGTGAGTACGTTTCCGTTCCGGCAGCGATGGTTGACTGGAGGTGGAGCCCCGTAGTGCCAATGCCCTGCTTGGCATACACCAGGTACTCATCTACCCCGGCGACCTCATCCCAAGTCAGTTCAATGGTTCGAAGCGGTGTGTCCGTATTGTCCGCTGGGGCCACATCGGTTGGCGTAATGTATTGCGTGATGTGCGTAAAGATTTCAAGCGGATCTCCCGCGCCATCCACGGCAATCACGCGGAATGTATACGGACCAGCGATTAGTTGGTTTCCGCCAGTAATAACCTGGCTGGTAAGCCCCGCCGTAGTTGGCAACTCGCCGATAGACTCGGAAACATTTGGGGCGTTGTAGTCGCGCACGACGATCTCATCAAGGAGCGCCGTGTAGTCAAATGCCTCAACCTGCTGCACAACAAACGAAGCCCCCGAGCGTTCGGTGTTCACGTTGCCGATAACACCGCCCCAGACAACTACATCATTATCAAGAAGTTTTACTTCGGCCCTGTTGGTCAGGTCAATGAAGAAAGAAGTGTCATGGATTGCGCCCGATAGGCGGGGGTCGATGTCCTCTGGGTTCGCTGGTGCGCTTCCCGATATCCAGGATGCGTACTCGTCGTACCTTGTGGTCGAGAGGGGGAAGAACGTGAATATATCAAAGCGCAACGACGTGTTTTTGTCGGTTGCCTGCTGCTCCCACTGCAATGACTGGAAATCAATGCGCGAAGTTATATCAATCCACATCGGCGCCTGGACAGACGAAGATGATTGTGGGTATCCCGGCCTAAACTGTGCAATAACCTTAACTGCCATAATTCATCCTAACCTGAAATTGATCCCGCTGGGGACGAGATGTACGACCCGCCCGATGCCCTGATGGCCCTACCGACGGCCTCTTCGACCTGTTCCGCAAGGTCGGCGGTATTCATATCCTGAGCATCGTTGATTGTAATGGTTATCGGAATCTGATTATACATTGTGACGGTTGTCTGTGCCCCGTTAATCCCCACTGTCTGGATCGACGAGGCAAAGGCTGCCGCGTATTCCGCGAGTCTAGCCTTGAGTTCGGCGTTGAACTCTGTGATTGGCGCAACGGGCATCGCTCTGGCTTGCTTGTACTCATCATTAAATCGCATATCCTCCCGTTCATTAAATAGCCTATCATGCCGTTCTTTCATTTTGGCCTTGAGCCGATCAGAAATTTCCTCGTATTCAACCACCATGTCTAGCACCGCGTCGTAAATCCCGATAACCGTTGCGTGACCCAGCATTCCCTCTGGCAGGCCGGTCATGCCATCAATAACCTGGCCGTCCTCGTAGCGCCGTGAGCCCGTAAGACTTTCTGGGGTTTTCCCGATAGGCGTAATTCCCCGCATCTGTTCAAGGGTTAGCCCCATTCCAAATGTCGCGTTTGGCGTAGTTGCAGAAGGTGCGCCGCCAAATGCAAGTGAGCCACTCCTGCCGCCTGCCGTTGGAGTTGTAGCGCCCGTTGTTGGGGCTGCTGTCCCTGTGGTTGGAAGCGTGATCCCAGCAACGAGTGCCATTGCCTCTGCCAACTGGTGGAATGCGCCGATTGGGCCCTGGAGTGAATCTGCGTACGCCTCAAGGTTGGTCATTGTCGACTCAAACGCCGACCTGGTTGCCTCAATTGCGTCGGTCACGCTTTGCAACTGCTCGGTCGCAGCGTCAATTCCAGGGATTGGGGCAGTGCTGTTGTAGGTTGTACCAAACAGAATCTTGTCGAGGGTAGTCAGATCCTTCTGCGCCGAGCCAAGCGTTCCCGCAAGGTGGCTCATGGCGTCGTCAAGCGAGTCAACTGTATTAGAAAGTTCTCCAATCCTTGAGTCTGTGCTATCAGCAAACTTTACATATTCCTCAAGGTCAAACCTTGCAAGAACGTCTGAATACGTGTCCCGGACCATATCCCGCAACTTCTTTACCGACTCTGCCGTTGGGGTTTCCCCAGAGGCCGCAATAAACTTGTTGATCACCTCATCGCTAAGGTCTGCCTCAAGGATGCTTGCCATATTAATGTTGGTCTTTGTGGCGGTTTCGAAGTCTGTAAGTCCCTGCTCAAGGGTTCTCTGGGCAAGGATTGCCATCTTTGCTGTAGTTCCAAAGGTGTTCTTGCCGCTCAGGAGCGCCTCTGCGTACTCAAGAACTGCGTACTTCTCTTTATCTTTTTCCGCTGTTCCGAAACCGCCTGCTGGCTTAATGCTCTTTAGATAGTCCCTAATCGCAGTAGCGCCAGTAAACACCTTGTCTTTTCCAGTCTTCGAGTCCTTTACCCCAACGTCCGTATACTTTAGCCCGGCAGAGATTGCCTCGTTCATGAATGTTGCAAGCAGGCCGCTCTCTTCATTGTCCCCACGGAATACGTTGAATCCGCTTGCGCTGGAAAACGTGTTGTATTTAGAAAGGCCGTTACTCAAACTTGTAGGGATATCGTACGTTCCGCTTTCTGCCGCAAATTGGCCAAACTCCAAGTTGCCCATCGTCTCGCCAAGGGCAAGGGTTTGCTTGCCCATTGTTGCAACGTCTTCGGCATTGGCCAGAATGCTCTTAAATAGGTCTGTAGTGGACATCTTCTGCATTGCTGCGCTCATTCCCGGCAGGGTACCCGTCATGGTCAGGCGCAGGAGGTCGTTAAGCGTCTCGCCAGGAATTGAGTCCATTCCGAGGACCTTGCTTACCGCCTCGAACCTATTCTGCATTCTGGTAATAGAGGCGCTGTAAACCTGCTCTTGGGCATCTGTGTTTTCCTGGAACTGCTTGCTGTATCGTTGCTTCTCATCCTCAATGGCCTTGAGTTCGTCATCCTTCTGCTTCTCGATGTAGAACTCGGCAAGGCTGTTTTTTGCATCGTAGAACGCCTTTGCCGCCTCAATCGGATCAGCACTTTCTGATCGCATCTGTAGGCCGGAGAGTTGAAGTTGCTCAAGAAGACCCTTCTCCGTCTGCTCTTGCGTGCGCTTTCGGTAGCGCTCATCGATAGCCTTGCCCTGCTCATCAAGTTGCTTGATGTACTCATCGTGCGTAGTTTGCTGCGCCTTCTTGACTCGATCGTATGCCTTCTGGGCAACGCTGGCCATTGTGCTGAGCAGCGATGTGTTCCTTTGAATTGCCGAAGCAGTCGCTGTTCCCTGGTCTCCGCCGACAAGTGCGCCCTGAGCCTGTGCAACCAACTGCCTAATCGTGGTGAGTTCTTCAGCAGAGTATCCGTATGGGTTGTCCTTCAACTTGGCGGTCAGTGAATTCATGTTTGTTTCCATTGCTTTGATTGTGTTTCTTAGGGATTGCGTCCTGGCCATAAAGGCTTCGTATGCTCTTGCCTGGGCCTGGCTTGTCTCGGACCACCATGCATCGCGTGAGGCCGCAACGGCGGCATCGCCGAAGGACGTAACGTTTTGTTTCTGCATTTCCTCGTTTCTTGCAACGGAAAGGTCGTTTTGCTTTTCAGCCAGCGCCATCCCCTGTGCTTTTGCCTGTGCCTCAAGTTGCGCCCAATGCACTGCAGACTGGCCGGACTTGTTTGCAATGGCCTGCAGATCGGCCTTTCGCGCAAGGATTTGTAGGAGCGCCTGGTTGTTGAGTAGTTCCTTGTTGCTAATGCTGATTCCCTGACCCTCAAGGATGGCTAGGCTTTGCCCGAGGTCAACCTCTCGCTCTGTTAGGTTAAAGATCTTATCCCTAAGGGCAGCCTCTCTCTCCATGAGGGCGATTTCGTCTCTTGTAAGCGATTTATTTTGAGTGATCTTAGTTGTGATTATTGAAAGTTGAGCAGAATTATCTGACTTAAATCGCGCCAGTGCAGCCTCGTCTTTTATCGCCTGATTTCTAATGGCCTCAGACGCAGATTGTCGCTTATCCTCAAGAACGCCAATCTTGAATACTTGATATCTTGTTGCAAGGATTTCCTTATCAATTGCTCTAATTCTTGCTAGTTTTGCCGCCTCTGCCGTAGTAAGAATTGATGGCATTGCCTGCCTGTCTGTCGAACTTGCAACGATTGCCCCACCCTCATACGTTTTCGTTGTGGTAGTTCTAAACTTGTCCTTAGTGGCGTCCTCAAGCATCTGAAGGCGGGACAACTCAGCGTCGCCACCAAGTTTCTTCCGCTCGGCTTCAAGTCCGCTTAGTCTCTTTCGCTCCTCAAAGAACTGGTCAAAGAGTTTGTAGCCAAGTTCCGATCCGAACTCATCCATGAGTTCTCGTCTGCTTGACTTCAGGTCAACCTTTGGCGTAAGTTCCTTTGCCCGCTTATTAAACGCATCAAAGTATTCAACGGTCTTAGCAAGGGCATCTTTCAGTTGCTGGGTGGACCACCCAACCATTTCGTCGATGCTCTTAATGACGCCAGCCTCAAGCATTGCGTCAACCGGGTCAATTCGGCCAATCTGCTTTAGCGTTTCCATGACGAGGGAGTTGTACTGTGTGTCCCCCCCGTTAATACCTTTCCCCATCTCGACTGCCTTGTACCCAAGCAGATCGGTAAAACTCTTCCCTGAGTCCGCTATGACATTTCCATCCTTGTCTTTTTGCTCGGTTGCCGCGACCTGAGCAGCGTCATACGAAACGAGCCGCGCGATCCCGCCCTTGTACATGTCTCTAATATTCCCAAACTCGTCGGTGTAACTGTTGGCAGTTTCAACCTTGAGAAGGTCTGAGTAATCAAGAAGTTTTTGCGAGGCCACAGAGAGAACAGCGCCACTGTCTTTTGCTTCTTGCAGTTGCTTAATAACACCCTCAAAGTTTTTTCCAGATTGTAGGTACTGACGCAACTGCGCATCGTCAAACGCTGTACTTGCATTTTGCTCTTTGTTAAACGCAAATCCTGCCAACTGAAGAACCTGGTTCATCCCCTCACCCTTTTGGCGAGTGGCAGCATCGCCGGAGTCGCTTGCAGTTGGGGCTGTAATTTCTGTAAGGTTGAGTTTTCTCAATTCGTTTGCAGTTTGCGGGAGATCTGGGAACATCGCCGCGAAATCATTTGCGCCTACGCTGCCTGCGGCAATGGCGGCCTTTTGTTTGATAAGTTTGTCATACGCGGCAAGTTCCTCTTTGGTGCCGGTGACTCCACTCATCGCGGTGCTTGGGATATCTACATAGCCCCTATCGGTTGCCTTTTGTCGCAATGCAACGTCGTTTTCTCCGGTGTAAATGTAGTTGCCAGCAGAATCTTTCGCAAAGACATCTTTCCCCGCACCCAGCCCGATACCAGCGTAGCCGTACATAATTTCCGCGTTATTGGCAGCAATGGCCCTTGTCATCTCGGTACCGCCATCGATGCTTCCGCTCTTGTCGTAGTCGAACTTTTCTAGCATCTCCGTGGTAGAAAGGCTTGCTGACAATGCCTCTGTATCAACATTATCTGGAAGCGCTTCAACACCGTTAACAATGAAAGGAATTCCGCCAGCATTTGCGCCAGTCAAGCCCTGCGCCTTGTCGATCTTTGACTGGAGTTTCGCTGCTTCCGTTGCATCCGCTTCGCTTAGGCCAATTTTCTTATTGGCTTCAATTCGCGCCTTCTGCTGCTCAACAGCCGCCTCTGATCCGCGAATAATCGAGTCAGCCATACTCCCCGCAAGTTCGCCGATCATGCTGCCGATTGCTGGCCCAATAATTGGTCCGATGATTGGAATCATCCCGCCAACGCCCATGCCAATCATTGATCCAATGCCGTTTCCGAGTGACTGGAATAGTCCGGACTTTTGAGACAACGTCTGCTTCAAGTCTGGGCCAAGGATGTTTCCCATGCCAAACATTTCTAGGCCAGCAAGCACCGCATTTGGCATTCCCGCCGCTCGTGAGGACGCAGAGCCGATGCCGAGGATCGCGCCGCCCTGGCTTAGCATCCCGCCAAGTCCTGCTAGTTTTCCAAACGCGCCACCACGCATTGTTCGGCGAGCATTAACTTTATCTTGCGAAACTTTTCGATTTGTAATATTGCCATCTTTGCCGGTGTAGTAGTACGCGCCATCTTCTCCCTGCTGGATTTGCGAAAGACCGGTTCCAGCCCCGCCAAGTTTTACTGTTTGCAACTTGTTGAGTAGGGGAACATTCTTAATAAGTTGTGCGGTCTTCTTGTTAATTACGTCATAGAAGTTTGACATTGCCGCAGCCATCTTCTGGATCATGCCTACGCTTCCGCCCTTTAGCGCGGCCGATGAAATACCACGAGCACGTACCTTCTCAAGTTCTTCGCTTTCTCCCTTTGTAAGTTTTGAGTCACCAGATGCAACTCGCTTCCCGACATCTCCATAAATGAGTTTTTGGACTTCTGGCGGAAGGGTTTCAATCCTTCGCATGTCTCGCTTAGAGAGTTTTAGACCGCCAGAGTGGAATTCTCCAAGCAGCGTGCCAATTTCTTCATCGCTAACCTTTCCAAGTTTTCGCTTATCCCCCTTTGCCCGCATAAGCATTGGAAGGATTATGCGGCCTTCCTTGCTCTTCTTGAAATCTGCAATTATTGCATTTGCCGCGCCCGCATCACCAGAATCCATTGCCTGCTTGTACTTGGCGGCCATTGCCTCTACTTTTTCAAATGCCTTGGTCATAACATAACTTGCTTCCCGCTCAATCAGGACAAGCGTCTCAAAGTTCTTACCCCATGCCGTCGTGTACTTATTTGCACTGGCATCAAGTTTCCCGTCCTTCATTCCTGGGATTTCAAGAATTCCGGCATTAGATAGTTGCATGCCAAGGTCCTGCAGGACACCACCCTTCTGGAATGACTCAAAGCGACTCTGCAATTTCTGGCCAGTAAACACAGGGGACATGTGGCCTTGTCCGCTATCCTGGTGCCTCAGCGTAAAGCCGTCACCGAAGTCAGGGGCCATCGCCCCAAAGATTTTCTCTCTAGGCTGCGTAAGGATTCCCTTAAGGAACCCAAGCGGACCACGGAATACTGTGTCTTCTACATTGCCAAGGAAACTCTTAACCTTTCCGCCCGCCCCAACCAGACGAGTGGCTCTTTCGCCGGTTGTCGGATCAGGGTAACCCTGACTGTTGATCTTTTCTGTTGCGCGGTTGTAATTAATTATTGGCCTTCCCTTTTCGTCCATTAGAACTTCGCCGTTGTCACCCTTGACGTAATCCCTTGCCGCGATCTTTTCTGCCTTTAAGTCCGCGTGCCGGTCGGCGGTAAGTCTTACAGCGCTACCGTATTTCGTCACTGCGTCTGATGCGGAGTTCCACGCAGTCACAATCCCGGCAATTGGCTTTGCGAGCGTTGCGGTGACCACCTGCCAGAGCATTGTTGCTGTCTTAAATGCAATGAATATACCGAGCAGCAAACCGAGTATTGGGGCAAACGGGGTGAGAACCTTTAGCAGCAATGCAAATGTTCCAAGCAAGACAGTAAGGAACGGCATGAGTGCGCCAATTGCAACGGCCATGCTCGCAATAAAGGATGATATTGCAGACGTTGCAAGTTCTTTTGCAATAGTTGCCAGTGCGTCAGCAATGATAGTAATGAAGCCCTTGATCGAGTCTACGAATACCGAAAGGTATGATCCAAAGAAAAAAGAATTCTTTCTAATTGCGTCCGCAAGACCAGAAATCGCCACAACGATTAATGTAATTGTTGCAATCATTGGGTTTGCCATAATGGCCTTTGCGAATATTGTTCCCAGCGTTGCTGCGGTTGCGAGGCCCCTACCGACCTTATCGCTAAGGATGTCGCCGATCAGCGCAAGACCGGAGCCAACCTTGTCTACGATGTCCGTGAAGACTGCGCCAAACTGGCTTCCGCGCTCAAGCGCAGCGCCGAGGCCGCCGACAAAGACGTTAATGAATATCTGTGCGACCTTCTCCAGTGCTGGGCCGAACCCCTTGAGGCTATTAACAAAGTTGGCTACATTCTTTGAGAAACTTTCTATGAATACGGTGATTTGCTGAGACTTGAGCATGAACTGTCCAAGTTCAACAATGGTGTCCCGAACGGAGTCATAGAGCGGTTTGAACGCCATTGCCATGAAGTTTTGTGAAAGGTCAGCAATTGTTGAGAGGGCACCCGTCATTGTCCTTGATAGTCGGTCTGCAGAGCCTTGGTATTGCTTGTCCATCCCCTCGGTGATTGCTCGTGCGGCAACGGAACCCATGAGGAATCCGCGCTTCGCCATGTTTCTGATAAGTCCTTCTGCTCGCTTTGGATCTTTTAGCGTCTCAATCATTTGATCCATGGTGCCGAACGACTTCACAAAGTTCGCGCTTCCAATCACGTTTTGTAGGCGCTTCATTTCATCAATAACGTAATCTGGAAGACCAGAGAGTTCTCCCATTGCGTACTTCTTGAGCGCGATAAGGTCGGTGAGCATCTTCTCGGATAGCATTCGGTATCCCGCAACACCAGCGTTTGCCAACTGCATCATGTCGTTCTGATAGACACGACCGGCAGAGTTCATTTGACCAAGCGCGTACGCAATTCTGTCAATCTTCTCGTCGTTACCACCAAGCGCCGCAACCGCGTTAGAGATAGCGTTGACCATGTCTGGAATTTCTCGAGCCTCGAATCCGAATGCCTTCATCTTCAGCGAGGCCTCTACGAGCGGCTGGAACCTAAACGGCGTTACGTTAGCGATATCCCTGATTCGCGCCACCATGTTGTCGGCAGCCTTTGAGGTAAGAAGCAGGGCCTCATTGAATGTAAGTGCCTGCTCCTTTATGAACCCAATCTGAACGCCAACTGCGTTATATGCGGGAACCAGTTCGTTTTCTGCGCTGGTTGCAGCCTGCAGCGTGTTTGCGAACAGCGTGTTGAAACCTACTGTCGTATTTTCAAGAACCTGGTTGAACTTAAATACACCGGACTGCAGGTGCTCAACAACCGTGGCGATCTCTCGACCGATCTGCTGAACGAACAAGAATGTCGCAGCCCTTCCGACTTGCGTCTTTAGGGACCTGATGATTCCCGTGTTTACGTTCATGTAGGCGCCGAGCGCCCTAGTTACGTTCTCTGCTGCCTGTTGCTGCTTCTGCATCATTAATGACGACTGGTCGATGTTCCCAGTTAGATGTAGAACCTGCGGTCGTAGTTCTCTATAAATATTTGAGAGTTGCTTGAGGTGCTCCATCCCCTTATAAACGTTCTCAAGGTTCGGCGCCTTGTATCCCTCGTTGCCCCAGTCACTTCCCCCACCGCCCGTCGCGCTGCCGTCCCCAGCATCATCTCCGCCGCCACCCTTGCCAGTGCTGGCCGATTGAACTTCCTTCTGGATCTTAAGTTTTCCTTGACGAGACATTTCAATAAAGAGAGCAACTTCTTGTCCGAGTCTGTCAAAGTCTTCGGCTATCTTAAGAAGTTCCTGACGCTTAAGGCCATCTGGAAGCCACGAAGCATTGCCAATTCTTTCTGCAACCGCTCTTGGCGTTCCCGCAGTTTCGCCCTGGCCCATGATCGGCATTGCCTTTTGGGACCTGAGGTTTTCTGCTTGCTCAGCAATTCTGTCCAGATATATCAGGAAGCCCTTAAATCCACCAACGTTAGATTCAATGATTTCCGACTTAAGCGCATCTCTGTCGTAGGAGATGCCTGCCTTTGCACCTTCCTCCATTTTTGCGTTGACCATCTTTTCAATTTCTTCAGCAATCCTGGCGACAATCGCCTCAAGGGCTGGGAGTTTGCTGCCAAGGCCGGTTCGCGCAATTGCCTCGTTGACTTCGGCATCAATCCTAGAGGTGTCATCAGGCTGCTCCCCGCCGCCTGCTGGTGGCGTTGGTGGCGTTGGTGGCGCCGGCGGACGCGGTGGCGTTGGTGGCGTTGGTGGCGTTGGTGGTGCCGGTGGGCGCGGTGGCGCTGGCGGGGCCGGAGGCACTGCGTCCTGCGCTGGGGCCTCTTGCTGGCTTCCTGCAACCCTAGCCCTCTCTTCTTCTGCGCCCTTCTCCATCTCGGCAGCCTCTTGCGCGGCAGCGTCTGACAAGAAGCCCGCCGCCCTCGCAGCCTTCCTACGCGCGGCAGCGGCCCTGCGGAGCGCAGCGAGTCGCGCTTTCTTGGCCTTAAGATCTTCTGCATAAATCTCCTCGGCCTCTTCGCGGGTTGGCTCTGCTGGCGCCTTTGGCGCCTCTGTGGCCTCTGGCACAGACTCCTCTGCCGTCTTCGCCTCTTCTTCTTTTGCTTTTGCTCGCGCCGCATCAGCCGCGTTCTTCCTGTCGGACGCTGCTTTTTCCCTTGCCGCTGCGGCAGCGGAGCGGGCCTGCTGATCATCGTGAATCTTCTTCCGTCGAGCGGCATCAGCGGCGTTTAGTTCTGCAATCTTGGCCTCGTCTGCATCCCTCTTTCTTTTTGCAATGACCGAAGGGTCAACACGCACTGCCTCGTCTGGGCTGAGGCCAACTTCTGCACCCTCATCAATCTGTGCCTCCATTGGTGTTTCCAAACGCGCCCTTGGATCCATAATTTCTCTTGCCTTCTTGCGCCCCGCCTCAGCCCTAGTCCCGGCGGTCTTTAGTCGCTCCTCGTCCCGCTTTGCGTTTTCGGCCATGTCCTTTTCTTGCCGTTCACGAATGAGACCCTCAATCTGCGCCGGTGTTAGCGTTGCAAGTTCTTCCGTGCTAACGCCAAGTTCTTCTGCCTGGGCAATTTCGGCTTCTCGCGGGGTGACGAGCGTGCTTCTATCGTCAGCACCAACTGGCGCCTTCTTCTTTCGTGGCTTCTTTTCTTTCTTCGGCTTTGGCTTCTCTTCTTCAACTGGGGCGTAGGTATCTGATGAGTCCTCTTCGAAAGACCCATCATCATCTGGCATATCTTCTTCGGATTCGGCCGCTGCCTGCTTGCCCTTCTCTTCATTTGCCGCAATAATGTTTTTTAGTTTGGCAATCAGGCTGGAAACAACGCGCTGCTCGCCCGCCGGTGCCGGCTCACCAGCCCGTTTTCGATCATCCTGCACGTCCTCCTCGTCGAGCACCATGTCGAGCAACTCTTTGGCGTCTTCGTTGTCCACATCTAGCGTGCTGCGCCCCGCAGCAATCTGGGCCATGATGTTGTTCCAAGTTCTAGGATTGCCGGACTGCTCCGCACCGCGCGATGCGATAAGGTCTTTCTGCGCAGCGGTAAGCGCTAACCGTGAACCACCCTCACGGGGACTCCAGGACTCCCACTCGGGCGGTAGCGTTGGGGCAAACGGCGCATATTCTGGTCGATCCGGCGGTACATCGGTCCTCCCGGTGCGCTCCAACTCTCTTGCCCCCTCCTCGGGCGACATCGTCTGAGTCGTATCAACCTGAATCTCATCTGCCTGCCTGCCTCTTTCCTCATCTCGCTTCTTTTTCATCGCGGCAAAATCAAACGTGAGCGGGATCTCCTCGTCAGAGAATTTGTACGGCGCCCGACCAGGCGCGCCAAGGTACTCAATCTTTCCTTCGACAGGCATCTTTCCAAGTTGCATTGCCTCACCAGTAACAGGCATCTTTCCAAGTTGCGTTGCGTCGTCGCCACCAAATCCGTAAATCTGCCCACGCTGCGCCTTAAGGCGTGCCTGCATCAGGAGGATGTTTCGCCTTATTCTTTCTATTGGGAATGTTGACGTGCTGCCGTCATCGTTTTCCTGCTCCGGCATTTCGCCGCTTTCCAGTTCCGGCATGATTCTTGCAATGGCTTCTATCAAGATTTGGTCTACGATGCGGTCGTCTATTACCTCGCCGCCAGATGTGAGTCCACCCAGTTTGTTTTGAATCGAGAAGGCGTAGTCTAAAATTTCTCGTGGAATTCCCGCAGATATTGCCTCGCCCGGCCTTGTTATATCCCCACCGATCCTCGATAGACCGGCGGCGCCCACCGCGTTATCGCCCTTACTGCCAATGAAATCTGCAATGCCAGATCCATCGCTGATAACTGCGCTCTCTAGCAACTCTCTCAGCAGTGCGTATTGTCGCTCCTCTGCCTTGTCGGCCGCTACCTTCTTTTTGAGTAGCAAATCTTGTCTTGCGTCTTGAAGTGTATCCTCAGAATCAAGAAGTTCGTCAATCTTTTTATCAAGGTCCTGCGCAGTTGCCCTCAGGGAGCCTTCCGATTCGCCCGACCCCTCTTCGGAGTCAATGGAATCGTAGATTGCGTCAATCTGATCTTGCAGGGATTTAATTTTTGCGCTTGATGTTTTTAGCGCTTGTTCTATTTCTTTTAGTTTATCCTCGTCTTCTGCCGTGAATGCTCCTAGTGATTCTTGGCCGGAAATCTTCTTGAATGACTCGTCAAAATCATCTCCGTAGCCATAAATTCTACCTAGGGGGACAAACCCGCGACCGCGAACTCGATCATGCGTAATCTGCTGCGATTGCATCCTTGCTCGCTGCTCTTCTGAGTATTGCGGCATGAGGTCAATTGCATCCGCTCCAGAATACTTACCTCCGCGATACGCCCCAACCCCGCGCTGCTCTCGTCCTACCCCGAGTTTTACTGCTCGATCTCTTTGATCGAAAGGAATTACTTCGGTCAAATCAAATGCAGTTCCCGTTACCTCCTCGCCTGGCTTGCGCGGATCAGTGAAACTCTGATCCCACATGCCGATCCAGGTTTCAACACCCGCCATAAGTCTTGCGCGGATTTGCGATTCGTTGTCTTTGATGAATTTAGCAAGCGCCTCTCCAAGCCCCTTCGGTCCCGCAACGGAAGTCTTTGGTACGTTCTGGTCCACCCCGCCCGCTTCTTGCTGTGTCCCGCCGACAAGGTAACCCTCTTCTGGCTCAATGTTTTGAACAATGATTTGACCTTGCTTATCGAGGGCAAGTTTTCTTGTTAGGCCGTCAGTGACAGCGGCGAGTATCTCCTCGGTTTTCATCGCCTCCGGTGGCGCTTCACTTTCCTCTCCGTATCCGTATGTTTTGCGCCTACGCTCTTCACGTCGTTGATCTTCACTTTCTCTGCCGGACCTGTATGCCTCCCTCCCCGTGGCGGAGAGTCCACCAAACCTCTCAGCAACAAGGTCTAGTGTTGCCTGCGTGAAGGTTCCGGTCCTTGGGGCAACGCCGCGCCAATGCCCTTGGGTGTGCCCATTTATTTGTGCCATAACGTTTGCAAGGTACTCGCCCGTATATTGGTTGATATGCGCTGCCCACTCGTCATACGGAGCGGAGTCGCTAATCGCCGGAACGTTCATGACATAGTCAGAAAGAATTCTCCCTAGTCTCGTCCTAATGTCGCCGGTCAGACCAGAGTCTGGGTCACCAAGCGTCTCCTGGATTTTCATCATGTAGTCATAGATCGCCTCATGGATTGGCTCGATCTGGCGGCCCATGTCGGAGAATCCCCTGCCGCCAATTGCGGTCATGTGCCCACCCTCGTGCGATGCAATAGCGCCAAAGCCCATCATTGGCACCATTTCGCCATCCCTCTTTGTGCGCATGTTTTCTGCTACCTGGAGGCTTGCGTATGTGTGGTATCCGCCGTCAGGCTGCTCAACACCCCTTGTGACATGGGAGAACCCAGGGGCGTTTTTATACGTATCGTCTGTGCTGTGCACTGTGGTAACGGTTATGCCACGATTAACCGTTGGGATCTTCTCAAGCAGGGCGAGCAGTTCATTTGCCGCCGCGTACGCCGCCGGATCTGCTGATACTTCATCCCCCTTGTGGACAACGGTAATTGTTGCCTTGTCTGGTAGCGGCGGAAGGTCCCCCCTATCCCCCGTAGTTGCGTGCGACTGGTCTACGTCCACCATAGAAACTTGCAGCCCCTTTGATGCAAGGTAGTCAAGGACTGCCTGCGCAATAATTTTTGCCTCGTCTAGTGGAACATTTTCGTTGTCTTTTGGATACTTAACCCCGCTACGGACTGCGTCGTCGTGCAGGTCATATGGGATCATGCCTATCCCGATAGATTGAATCTGCTCTGGTGTTAGTCCCTCAAGCGACGTAACCCTACTTAATCGGGACATTGCCGGCGTAAGCGGTGATGTTTCCATGTTTCGCTGCATGACCGCACCTGGACGTCGCGTGAGGCTCGCCACTCTAACCGGATCAAAGCCGTATCCGTAAACCCTTGGCGAGCCATCGCCAAGTTCCGGGGCATCTGAAGCAAGTTCAGGGATGTATGCCTTAAACGCCGCTATTCTCTGCTTGAGCAACTCAAGATCTACTTTTGCCTGTCGCTCTTCTTCCGCAAGTTGCTTAAGAATCTCGGGGTCCTGATCCAACAAATCAAGAAGCAGAGGGAAGTTTCCAAGAACTTCCATAATCTTTGGAACTCCCTGGATAATCTTGGCAAACTCCGTTCGGGTCTCAGCATTTCCAAGGTCAAATTTCCCTGGCTCAGCAGAAAGTGCCTTCAAGTCTGCACGCTTTGGCTTGCCGCCAAGAGTCCCCTCTCCCGGTATCATTACCCGCAGGGCATCCGGATCTAGCAAATTTCTTGCCATCGCTTCTGCGAGAATCTTAGTAATTTCTTCTGGGTTGCCAGCGGTGACTGTTTCCGCTATTGCGCGAAGTTGCGATTCCTCCGCTGCCGCACCGTAATCGCCAAAGGGAACACCTGGTACATCTGCGCGACCAGTACCTGCGCCCCTTGTCTGCTTTACCGAGTAGGCATTTTTTGATGCCTGGGTCAAGGCATCTAGATTCGGTATAAGTGGCGTTAGGATATCTCTTGCAATAACCGCTGCAAGTGCTGGGCGATCAGATTCTGACACTCCACCAGAAGTCGCAGCGCCACTTTTGATTAAATCTAGTGCGCCAAGGACACCTCCGTCGCGCTGGCCAAGAGCGCCAACAACATCTTTGATTCTCTCCATTGCCGCTGCCGATTCTCTATTCATCTGACTTGGGTCAATCTTCATCTTCTGCACCGCAGCCATGATGCTCATTAACCCAACAAGGTGATCCCGAAGTTCTCCCGCAATTTCTGGCTTTACCGTCTTACCAGATGAAAGTGTTGCCGTAATTTCAGCAAACAGTGCTTCAATATTTACTACCGTTCGATCGACGGTATCTACAAACTCGGCAAGATCTTTACCAGTTGCAGTAACTGTTTGAAGTTCAATTCCTCTCTCGCCCGTTTTTTCAATTCTTGTTGAAAGCATGGCGGAAACAGGATTGCCGATTTCTTCGTTTTTAACTGCCCCGTCTTCTTCTCGACTGTATGATGGATACGGCGCAAAGAGTTGGCTTACCCTTGCCATCGCCAGGGGGTTTTGAACTCCAGCAATTCGGCTTCTCGATGGCCTCAGAACGCCCGTTTCCTCATCCTCAATAAATCCAATTCGCCTATCCTCTTCTACACCAATGGCGGCAAGAAGGCCGGAAATTCCACCAGATGCTTTTACTCCACCCTTTGCAATTTCCCTAAGTTCTGCGCGAATAATTGCAAGGCGCTGCGCTTCTACCTCTGTCCTATTTTCAATTGCAGCAAGTTCTGTTTCTTCTATCTCTAGAAGTTGAACTCGCGCTCTGGAAATTCCTCTCGAAACACCGGTTGTTCCAATTTCACGAAGATCACCAGACGGGAGTGCATCGCTAACGCTTCTGCCGCCGCTACGGAGTCCGCGCATCCGCTCTTCAACTCTTCGATCTTCACTTTCGCGGCTAGAAACCACTTTTATCGCCCTAAGGGCGGGGCTGTTCTGGATCGCCCTTCCGACGGCGGCCTCAGCGGCAATCCTTGCGGCGCCCTCTGGCACTGGCGCTGGGGGCATTTCGTCCCCTTGCAGGACTTCCACATCGGACGCCTTCCTGCGACCAGTTGCCCTGCCCGGCGTGTACGCCTTGGAAAGGATTCGATTCCGGAATTCAGCGACCTCTTCGTCAGTTCTTGGTGCTGCCGCCTTGAACTCCTCGATCATAGTATCGGCAATTTCCTTCATAAAAATCTTTACCAACTTGTCGAAATCGACCTCTCCGATTACATCTTGAACCGCCTCTTTTATCTTTCTCTGGGCATCGATAACTGCAGAAGCGTATGCGACCTTCGCTTCTGCAATTTTTCTATCAAGTTCTTCCACCGTCTTCGAAAAAGAGGAGTTCGTTGCTGCGGCCGATCGGAATCGAGCCTCTACTTTTCCTAACTCATCCGCCTCTGCACGGAGTTGGGCATCTGATCGACCGTTCGGGTCCCTGATTGGCGCACCGGAAGTTCTGGTGACACCGTCCACAGTTATTGGCTTTTCGTATTCGCCAATCTGCCCACGTGCCTTTGCCAGTTCTGTCTCTAGTCTGGCAAGGCTATTACGCAGTGCGGAAACTTCTGGAGACTTAAGTACCGACTCGGCAGCGCTTGCGTCCCCTGAAATTTTTGCTTCCGGTACCCACCTTGTTGGCCTCTCACTTGCTATCTCTGGTCTATTCTCCAGCCTCTTTATTAAATCAAGAAGTTTTGATGACTCTGTTCCGCCAAAAACTGACCCGGTTCCTCGTCCGCCGAGATAGACCATCCTCTGTTCGGCAAGCCTAATTGCCGCCTCGGATTCCCTCTCTTGATCCCTTGCGGCAGCGAGTCGTTCGCCGTAGGGGCGCGCTTCGGATTGGTCTTTCTTTTGTCGGAAACCCTTTTTCCCGTCTGGCCCCTCAACTACCTCATGGGTGCGCTTGTTGTATTCAGGCTGAACTTCTGCAATTTCTTTTCTTGCAGCAGCAAGTCTTGCCGATTCGGCTCGAACTTCTTCTTCTATTTTTGCTATTTCGCTAGATATTTCAGCAATCCGTCCAAGATTGCGCATCAACTCAGATATGTCTGAAGACTCGCTTGCCGTGCGAAGTTGGTCGTATCGACTCTTTGCCCCGCCCTCAAGCCTGTCCGGACTATTAACTCTGTTATTTTTAAGGATTGCTTCCATCCCGGCTTTTGCCGCATCTTGCAATGCTTTTATGGAGGTGTCGATTTCTTTTTGCACCTCTGGCGTACGAGTACTGGAAGGAACAAGTATTTCCTTCTGCCCGGAACTTCCAACCCTTGTAGGTGCGTCCTTGGTGGCTTCTCTTGTTGTTATTGCCGAAGTCGCCGGGGCGACAATGCTATCCAAATCTTTTCTAAGTTGAGCAACCTGATCCTCGGCCTCTTTTATCGACTTTGGGTCAATGAGCGGGCCGGTATACGGCTTTAGTTTTGTTGACTCCTGCAAGGCAAGGGTGATTTCAAGTTCCGATCGCCTTGATCGAGCGTCTTCAGCGGATTCATATGCCCTTGAAATGGCAACCGCTGCCTCGTTCCGACGGCGGATCAATTCATCAAGCGCAGCGCGTTGAGAATTAATGGCCGAAGAACTCTCCTCTTCAATCTTCCTAACGCGCTCGGAAACGGCCTCCAACTCTGACATTGAGTCAAGCCTGGCTTCTACCGCCCTGTCAACATGCGCAGCGGCGAGGGCCTCCTGCCTGGCCTGTGCCTCTGTCGCTGCAACGCGCGCCGCATCGTATTGGGCACGCCTCTTTGCTGCTGCCTCGTCAAACGAAGCCCTTTCCTCCGGCGTTGCCATTTTGATTTTCGCGGCAGCGTCTACGGCCTTTTGTGCCGTCTCTGCAGCGCCCAGCGCCGTCTCGGCTGCCTTGGTTAGCCCCTCAATAGAATCGGCAACGCTCTCAATGGAATCGGCAACCGCATCGATCTCGGTTGCTGACTCACTTGCGCCGACGACATCAATATTTATCTTTATGTCTTGATCGTCGTTACCGCCGAAGTCAGCCATGTGAATCCCTTAATGCTATTCCTTGGTTTCTTTGGGGGGTTGTCCGAGCGCTTCGTTCATGATGTTTTTCTTGGATGCAGGGTCCCCATACATTCCGATAAGGGACTCAATCGAAGTTCCGCTCTTCCACTTTCCTTGCTTGCTATTATGACCGTTTTTCCCAATAGATCCAGTGTTAGAGGAACTGAAGCCTGAGTTTCCCTTGGACGAGCGTTCCATCTCTTCTGATTGACGCCGTGCGTGATCCCCAAAGTGCGTAAGGTTTGGGAGTGTCAAAGACATAAATTGATCTGGGGTGTACCCATACGCATCTGCGTATGAAGCCATAATCCCACCCCAGTCAATGTCTTCCCAGGCTACTCCCTGGGCGCTTTTCCCTCTTTGAGCGCCTCAACTGGGTCCGCTGGTCCGCCCTCCTCCTCTGCTGGGAGAAGACCGCTGCGGCGAAGTACCGCAAGTGCCTCAACCTGAAGCGTCTGAAGGTCGAACCGCTCGCCCACAAGATGCTCAGTTACGCCTGGCTCTTCACGTCGAATGACGAGCCACATGATGTAGCGGAGAACGGTAAATCGTGTAGTGTCCAACTGATCTAGTCGACTATCAAACTTCTCTTCTAGGTCAGCAAGATCATTCAGGGTGAGCGCACCCTTGTTGCGGACTACGCTAAGTTCTGCCATGGGTAATCTCCTCTATAAACTTCCTGCCAAACGGCTTATTCATTGTACAACAAAGTAGGGGGTTTGAGTGGGGGTGGAGCAGGAGGGAGGGGTTTTATCTGGGAAAGTCGCTCCCCCGCCCAGCAAGCCGGGCGGGGGTTTGATTGCGGCTTACGCCGCAATCAATTAGGAAGCCTCAACAAGAAGAATCTTGTCGGCGGCACCAGCCACGTCGCGGTCGGTCACGCCCATGAACCCGATGTCCATGGTGGTGATGTCTTCACGCGTGAATGGGAAGGTCAACTTCGGGCTGAACGCCTTATAAAGGTGAACAGTCACAGTCTTCGTCGGATCATCCGAACGGGTGTGGACAAACTTGACGTACAACGGGCGTGGGAGGCCTGAGGCCGTCACGTCGTGGTCATACGAGGTCAAGGTGTCACGAGCGATAAGGCTCGAACTCGTCCAGAAGTTCTGGAGGTTTGCAAGGTTCAACTCGACCTTCTTAGCGTTAAGTTCGCACTTACCGCCGTAGTAGGCCTTCTGAATTGCGAAGTTCGACTGACCGTAGAACTCCTTCTCCTGGAACTCAAGCGTGAAGTCGACGTCACCGGCGATTTCGCCGATCTCATACAACTTCGACTGAGTCGTGGTTGGCGTACCACTTACGTAAGTGGCGCTTGGAACCGTCGAGGCTCCCTCGTACCAATCGGCCACATAAATGCGACCAGATCCTAGTGTAAGCATAGTATTTCTCCTACTCTATTTCATTATTACGCCATATCGGATTATTCTCCGATATTCTAAAGACTTTGCATCGTAGGCATCGCGTTCAAGCATCTTGACGCACAAATGCACTACCACACCATCTGGCCCGGACATCCTGCTTCGGTTCACCAGTTCGTCGATCCGCTTCGAGATACTGTTGAGTTCAGTTGTGCCGCTCGCCGACGCAATAAGCACATCCACTACAACTCTCTCGACCAGTCTGCCGACTTCACTGTTCCCATTTAGGACGGCTATCCTGACCGCCGGGGGTCTACTAACCCCGACATGATGAATTGGATAGACTTTCTTATCTACAGCCGAACCAGACAACAAGCCTTGCAGCGAGCCGTCAGCGCTCAGAACCGAAAAGAACGTCTCATACAATCCCTTCATACAAGAGATATTATACGACATCCGGAAGGGGGTCTAGGCCTACGCGCCCTGCGCAGCAAGAATTTAACTTTATTCTTATTGTGTAATGAGAGAGAATACCCGCATGGCAGACATTGATTACCTCACCGAATGGGCCCACTGGAGGGGAGAAATGACGACTAAACTTAGCGACGTATCTCGCCGCATTGACCACCTTGAAGAGGGCATGGACAAAATTCATGCAACATTGACGGAGATGCGGGAGGAGCAGATCCGCCGGGAGGCCCAGGAGAACCAGCAGAAGTCTCTTCTTAAGTGGGCTTTCCCTGAGGGGGGTTCTGTTTTGGCCTTGTTGCTGGCCATATATGCTGTTATCATGCAGGTGTTCGGCAAGTAGCCCGAACCTAGTATGGAGTGTGTATATGTCGATTCTCAATAAGATCTTTGGTAACAAGAAGACCGCCAAGAAGGCTGCCAAGCCAGCCGCAAAGAAGGCAGTAAAGGCAAAGGCCGCAAAGCCTGTCGCCAAGAAGGCTGCAAAGCCTGCTGCGAAGCCTGTCGCCAAGAAGGCCAAGAAGGCGTAATCCGCCTTTAAAAATCCAAGCCGCACGGGAGGTTTCTATGCCCACGCGCTACTGGACTGATACCGAGCGTAAAGACGCTTTGCATCTTGAATGGGATGATTTCCATAAGAAGTACCCAGAGCGAGGATTTGATTCCTACCGAGTAAAGCGTGACCGTCTGCGCCGTGGAGAAACGGACATACAAGATGGTCGCAGATCTAATGGGCGCCGCTCAGCGGCGGACATCCAAGACGGCCGAAGATTTAATGGAGGTTACAACAAGATGCCAACCCCATCGTCCATGAAAGAATTGGAACAGATGTCCGATATTGGGATGGTTAAGTTCAGTAAACTTGACTACGTCTCCCGCATCGGTACCGCGTCAAAGGATCGTGGTGAACTAATTGTTGCCGCTGGCGACTTCCAGTTCCCCTTTGAGGATGGTGACGTGTTCGCCTCGTTCCTCACCTTCCTCGCCGCAGAGCGACCAGATCAAATTGTTCTGACTGGGGATATCTTGGACCTCACGGCGGCCAGCGCGTTCGACAGGGACCCCCGCCTAGGGATGTCCATTCAGGACGAGTTGCAGCACTCACATAACCGCCTTGCGGAAATTAGAGCCGCCGCCGGAAAGAATGCCAAGATTGTATTCATTTATGGAAATCACGAAGCACGGATGAGCAAGTGGCTTGCCCGCAAGGCCCCGGAACTTGTTGGCATTACCGATGTCAACGGAGTTGAAATGCTCTCGCTTGCGTCCCTCCTTCGGCTCGACCGACTTGGGATTGAGCCGGCGGTCTACGATGGCACGGCATTCTCTGGGCCGGAGAACTTGCGCTCCTACTATCAGATTGCCCCAGACCTCATTGCGACGCACGGGACGTATTCTAAGAATACCGGCGGTGGCGCCAGCATCATGCCAATCGTGGACGCAGCAGGTGTTTCCGTTGTTGGCGGGCACGACCACTCACAAGGCCTTGCCTTCAGGACCGTTGGCGGCTTTGCTGGCGTGGGTGAGCGCCGGCTCGCCGCCATCTCAACGGGCATGATGTGCCGACGGACGGAGTTGGGCTACCTTGCCCAGCATCAGGTCAGCCGTTGGGCTGCGGGATTTGCAGTCATTGAGCGGTTTGGTAGGGATGCCGGAGAGTGGCAGCCAGACTTTGCTTCGTGGACTGGTCACGAGTTGGTTTGGCGCGGAAAGCAGTACAGGCCAAAGGCTTAGTCTACTTAGATTTCTCCGCAATAAAAGCCCGTGCGGCTGAGTTCATAATATTGCCTATCTCTAGCCAGCACTCCCTTAGCCTTTCGCTCTTTCCCATCTCTTCAAGCCCAATTTCAAAAAACCCCTCGCCGCCCTCGCCATAAAATTCGTTTATCTCATCAAGGTATGTCGAGTCCTTATCAAACGGCATCTTTGCTTGCTGCTCCTTTGTTGAGTTGGGGGCAAACGGCGCATACTGTCGCTCCGGGGCGGCTCCGTACCTAAAGGTGATCTTGCCGTCCCTAGAGATAAGCACGTCGCCGATTGCCCCCTCTGCTCCCTCTATAGTAAGAGAGTCCTGCAGCGCTCCGCTGTCGACCGGAACGCCAGCCTCTGGATACCCCTCAATGCCCTTTAGGGCCTCGTCACGAGTGGTCTCCGCAAACCACTGGGTCATTGCGCCGGGGCCGTAGAGCGCGGTCCTCCAGGCTCTTGTCATGGCCTCCACGTACTCGGGATGATCTGCGATGTACCGCACCAGCGCCTGCCTATTTGCCCCAAGTTCCCTGACGGCGCCTGCCTTCCTGCGGATGGCCTCGGCATATTCCTTAAGGTCTTCCGCCTGCTCACGCATTTTAACAAGAGAGCCAAGCGATGTTTGACGCCTGCCGCGACGAAAAGATGGGGGGAGGCGGCGCTCCGCCATCAGCGATCTACCCTCTTCGCCCCCAGGATAAGGTGGTGACGAAGCCCCTCCCTGATCACTTCATCAACCTGGAACTGAAGGCTATCCGCCTCCACAAGATCTGCAATCCACGGCTGATTAGAGCCGGTCAGGTATGGAACAAAGAACAAATACCTCGCCTCTGCCGCCTGACCAGTAGCCGTGTAGAGTTGATTTACTGATTCCTTGCTCTCTGGCTGGTAGTGGCACTTTCCGCTCCAAACGGTGGTTAGTTCAACCGTTGGAGTGCCGTCTGCGGCATGCCCAGTTTGCCCAACGCGCTTGATTGTGACTGAGGTGGTGAAGCCGGGTAGGCTCATCGGACATTTACCACAACATAGTCGTCCAGTATGGCGGCCGCAGTCCCTGGGATGCCGCCAAATCGCACGCCAGGCTCTGGCATATGGCGCTTCATGCTCATCGAACCAACGGTCAGTTCACTCAGAGCCCCAAGGCCCTGCTTGTCTAGCGAGTCCTCAGCAAGCAGGTGCGCTGTGATTATCGCCGTTGCATCCTTAACGTCTTCCGGAACTTCCGCGTATCCGCTTACGTAGGTCAACACCGACACTGGCTCAATGAGGCCAAGGTTTACTAGGACGGGGAACAGAGAGTAGGTCACGGTGGCAAGGCTAGTGACTTCAAAGTAGTTCCTGTCCTTGTTTGCGAAGATATCGTTTACGGTGAATGCCGCGCTCTGCTGCGCGCTAACATTTACGGTCAAGGAAACAAGTGAAACGATTGGCCGACGATACGGGTAGACCCTTCTCGTTGCCTGGTTCCACTTATGCTTCTCTGTGTCTTGTCGCAACTGGAAGGACTGCTGGGTGTAAGAGTCGACAAGGCTGCTGGCAACCTTGATAAAACGCTCCAACTTTCGATCGCCCATGTCTGATCCATCAGCGTTAGTCAGGACGCCCATCTCGTACTCACGGAACTGGTCGACGGTGATGTATCCCTGCTCCTGCCCACGGAACGGTGTAGACCAGGAGCCACCGCTGCTCCCGGTAGAGTTGGATGGTCGCCACGTGTGCCACTGCCCGACCGCAGCGTCGCTATCAAAGTAGTCATAAGCAGAAACAAGCGAAGAGAGGGTGATTACGGCACCAAGGTCAACAAAAGAACCAGTTCGGCTCGTCGCCTCAGCAGACGTAGCGGCTCGTCCCAACTGAATGTGGGAATACGAAGCGATGGTCGTTGCAATGCTTGGAACGGGTACTGTTACTTTAATCATGGGTAAATACTATGCCAAACAAGACACCACGTCCATCCGGCTAGTGCCTGCGATGAACGTGGTGTGGCTAGTTTTGAGGCTGTTTAGCGGTTCTCGTCCGAGAACACGCGGTCAATATCCCCACGGTCTTGCTTGACCTCACGAGCACCCATGTCAAGAAGTTCTTGAAGGTGCTTACCGAGAACATTGCACTCGTCATTCACAAACTGGTAGGTTCGGCCGTCCGAAAGCGCAACTGATGCGTCGCCGATCGGCATGTAGATTCGATAGATCTTCTTCGGGAGGATCTCCTCCTTCGCAGCCTTCGCAATCACTCGGAAAGCAAGTGCAGCGCCAGCCTCTTCGGGCTTCTGTTCCGTCCTTCTTGCCGGATCGATGTATCGACCATTTTCGTCAATCAACTTGTCACTCATAAATACTCCTTACAAATCGAAAGGGGCCGGGCCTAAGCCCGGCCCCTTTCATTAGAACTACGCTACAGCGCTATTAGGCAACTGTGACGCGGATCTTACCATTGAACTGTGGCGCCTTGTTCGACAGGCCGTACATGCAGAACTGGATGTACAAGCGGGTCAAAGCACCGGCGACACCGACTGGAATCTCGAGCGTCGTAATGGCATCGTTGCCAAGGTACGGCATTGCCCAAGCGTCTTCGTCGATTACGTACATATCGCGGTAGTTCGTCGTGGTACCGCTAACGGTAACAGCGTACGAACCAATTCCGTCACCAGGAACAGCCAAGAGCGGAAGAGCGCCGGCTGGCGTGGCAACGCTGCCAAGGCCAAGACCTGCGTCAACGCTTCCAGCGCCTGGATAGCGGACCAGCGTGAGCAACTCGTTTGTGTAAGCAGCGTAATCCGTCGGGCTCAAAACGATGGCCGATGGATTTCCGCCGTTGTTCAAGATGCCAGCAACGGTCTCGTTGATAGCAGCCGTGTACGACGAGGAGCCCTTTGAGGTGATGACGTTACCAGCCGCTGCGGCTGATCCCATCAACTTGCGAAGACCGTCAAAACCGTTCGTGTCCCAAGCACCCAACTCAGTCGACGCGCCAGCGGCGGTCGAAGTAGAAGCGTTGCCCTGGAGGACCTGCTTCTGCAACTTGTGGGCGATTGCGGTCACGCCGCCTGACAACTCGGTTGCGAGGCCGTGATTACCGGCCGCGCCACCCTGCTGAATGGCGAACTGTGACTTGAGGGAAATACCACGGCGGGTAGCAAGTACCGCGACGTTGGTGGTCTGGCGAGCGTAGACGTTAACGTCATCCGTCACCGTGCCCAACTCCGTCTGGAACACTGCGTCACCATACGAGGTCTGCTGATTGTAAGCGTGAACCAAGCCGTTTGCTGGCTCCTTGCGAAGTCGCTCAAAGAGCGGGAATCGCTTTACGAACAGGGCGTAGAGCATTGGCTCCAAGTCCTGTCGGATGAGCGCAGCACCGCCGCTGGCATCAAGCAACTTAGCGATCTGTGGGTTGGCGACTGCCAAGGTGTTAAGAACCTCGGACGAAGCCTGCTTACCATTCTCGCGGGAAGCCTGGATGTCAAGCATCTCGGTGATCTCGGCGCTGCTCATCTGCTTGAATCGCTTGCGCAATTCGCGCTGAAGGGCGGCACCCTCGTTTGCGTCAAATGTCTTTACAGTCGAGTCGGTATCCTTACCGATGACCGCAGGGGTGTGGGAAAGAGCCTCAAGGCCCTTCTCCAGATCCTGCAACTTTTCCTTAATCTCACTCATGATTTATTTCCTTCTTTCAGTCCTGCGCTTCGAGAACGCGCTGGATATATGGATGCAACCACGTAGCGTCGCTATGTCGCTGCTCCGTAGCCTTGCTAATCAATTTGCGCCCAACCGGTTCGGCCGACAAGCGGTCGATCACGTTCATGGCGCTCTCCAAATCCTTCTCAACCTTGGCCTTCGCGGCAGCGAGTTCGGTGATCTCCTTGCGGAGAGTCTCCACCTCCTGCTGAGCCGTCTTGGCTGCATCGAGTGCTGACTTGGCGACCTCAACGATCTTACCGATATCGTCCACGTCGGAAGACTTCTCGGCTTCGCTCAGGTCTACAATGGGCTCAACGCCCTGGTCCTCGGAAGCCAGTTCGGCGACAGGCTCCTCGATAACCGCATCAATAGGCGCAGCCTCTGCAGGGGCAGCCTCAACGGCGACCTCTTCTGCAACTGGCTCCGCAGCAACTGGCTCTGCAACTGGAGCCTCGGCCTCACCCTGAAGGGGCGCGCCGGTCTCAAGTGCAAGGCGGTTGCTAGTTGCCGAAGCGAGAACCTCTGCAAGAACCTCTGCAACGTCAGCCTCTGAGACCTCTCGGTACTCATCAACTGCCGCGTGGGCTTCTGCGTGGGCCTCTTCGGCTACTGGCTCAACGGCAGGCTCAACAGCCACCGCTGGCTCGGCCTCAGGGGCGACCTCTGGGGTCTCCTCTGCGACCTGTGGGGCGATCTCTTCAGTCATGTTCTTCTCCAATTCAGCAGAGGTTGAATCCTCTGTCTCATTCTTGCCTGCGGCCTGTTGGCCTTCAGTTTCTTCCACCTTATCGGTGAGGTCTCGGATGATGGCATGCTCAACTTCGTTCTCTTCCGGCTTTGAGCGCAGGCTCTTGACTGCGTTGTGCAGGTATGAGCGCTGATTTGCTGGAATGCCCACAACACTTGCCTCAAGAAGGCGAACCTTGTTGATGACGTAGGTGTCAATGCCGCTCTTCTCGTCGCGCTTCTTGTCGGCATTCTCAACACGAGCGCCGATAGAAAGCCCCAACTTGACTCCGCGCTTGATGGCACGGTAAGCCTGCATTGCCTGTGGGTTCTCATCCTCTGGGCAAACCTTGACGTCGATATCAAGGTCATAGACCTCTTGGCCCGTCTCTTCGTCCATGCGCTTAACAATGCGCGCATCGGTTGCTGAGCCAAATAGATCCTCTGGGACGTTGTAGTTGTGGTTGAGGAAGACGGTCATATTCTGCTTGGCGGTGTCTTCCATGCTCTTCAACGCGGACATTGCCATGGCATCACCATGGAGGTCGCGGATGGTTGAAGAGGTGGTTCCAGATACGTAGCGGTCGCCGCTCTCTGTCTCGTAAGCCTTAAGAGTTCCGGTAAAAAGTTTAAAGTCCACAGTAATCCCCCCGGGCTGCTTTGGCGACTCTAAGGGTCGCATCTACGTAAGTATCATCATCCCGTCAACCCATAGTTGACTTGGCGGTTCGCCAACGAGGCGTCCCGGCGAACATCATACACTCATATTGGGACATATTACAACATCTTTCAAATATGCGGGGCTGCGTTCCACGTGAAACATCTCTAGAAGATCCCATAATCTTCCAATACTGCTACAATATGCCCATGAACGAGCCTATATGCCCACTGTGCACAGAGATTAACCATACTGAAAACGAACTGCGTGAGATCACGCTGGCCATTAAGCGACTCCAGAAGCAGGCTGCCCCCATCTTCAAGGAGTACATGGCAAACCGCTCGGCCCACCCAAAGTGCGCAAATTGCACGATCTTGACCGGCAAGCATCACCTGGAAAAGAACCTCGTCCCGGAGCCCATGGTGCCCCGGGCAAAAGGGCAACGGCGCTATTTGGTCTGCGATGCCTGTTATATTGACTTGCACAAGGCAAAAATGAGCGTTCCCCAGCGAAAGAAGTACAGCCTTGAAGTCAGCGCAATGATTGACCAGGAGATTGCCGACGAAGAGGACGAGTCAATCGAGGGGTCGACAGAAGAGGAGTAGCCATGGGCTACGATATCCAGGGGACCATTGAAGTAAAGTTCACAGACGGAAACTTTGTTGTGCCACAGTGGTGGGCAAGGTACCCTTGCATGCGTGCGGTAACATACGAAGATGGCAAGCCAGTCGTTATGCGAACGCTTGCTGAAACAAGAGATTTGATTAATCAGGACATGCTGAATGGTGTCTGGCAGGATGCTTTGCGGCGACACCGAAGGGGAACTAGATAGATGGCAGACGAGCGCCCCAGTTTTTTGGATCGACTGCTCGGCCGGACTGAGCAAGTTGTCACTGCGCCCAAATCCGAAATCGGAGTAATCCCAGACTGGGAGAACAGCCCATACGCCCGAGCAGCAGTTGGGCAGGGCGGCGTAATGAAGCGCAGCGTTGCGCAGTTGCGCCGATGGTCCAGAAACAACCCGTGGCTTCGCGCCGCAATCAACCTTCGCCGCCAGCAGGTAAGCCGTGCGCGTTGGGACATTGTTGACCTTGATGGCAACTCAACTCCAAATCAAAAGATTGTTGAAGAGTTGCGCTACATGTTCCGCCACCCAAACTCACGTGGGGATTCGTTCCGTTCATTTATTGAGCCAGTAGTTGAAGACCTTCTGGTACTTGATCAGGGTTGTATTGAAGTTGAGTTGACGCGCGGGTCGCGCGTGGGCGCAACCGGCTCCAAGAAGATTGCCAACCTGTGGCCAAAGGACGCGGGCTTTATTGCGTTTGACCAGGACTGGGACGGAACAAAGAAGAACGACCCTCGCTATTTCGAACTAGATGCGACCGGCAAGATTGTTGCCGAGTACCGCAACGACGAGATGGTTGTCTTGATTCACAACCCAGTAACGTATTCACCACTTGGGCTTTCGCCACTAGAGGTTCTTGCTGAAACCATTGAGGCCGACCTTGCTGCGGCTGCCTATAACTCAAAGTCCGTCATGCAGGCTGCGCCCCCAGGAATCATTGACCTCGGCGAGGGCATTCGCCCCGACCAGGTTGACCAGTTCAAGGCGTATTGGGAAGCAGAAATTGGCGGCAAGAGCATGGTTGCAATTGTCGGCGGCGGTAAGGGCGTTAAGTGGACACCACTTGGCGCGTCGAACCGCGACATGCAATTTATGGAGTGGCAGATTTATCTGGCGCGAAAGATTTGTGCGGTGTTCGGCGTTCAGCCACAAGACATCGGCATCTCGTTTGACGTAAACCGATCAAGCGCAGAGGTCGGCGCAGCGTTTACTGCCGACAACGGTATCGCACCATTGCTTGACCTCATTGCCGAGTACCTGACCCGCGAAATCATTTGGCGCTTTGATGAAACGCTTCGATTTGCTTACACCGATGTTGGTCGCGCAAGTCAGGCCGTCATTGCTGAGTATTACAAGGCTGCACTTGGCGGCCTTCCGTGGCTCCGCATCAATGACGCGCTTAAGGAGCGCGGCCAGGACGGCATTGGCGAGTACGGTGATGAGATTTGGGTAATGTCGCCAAAGGGCTACATGCCAATGTCTCTCTATATTGAGTATCTTGAGCACGAACTGCTTGGTGAAAAGCCAGATGAAGACCCTGATGGCGAAGGGCCAGATGAAGACGGACCGGACGAGGATGGCGGCGGAGAGGGAGACCCCGACCCAGAAGACGCAACAGACCCAGAAACGATGCGACCAGAGAATCCGCAGATGGGTCCAAACCAGCAGCCAGCAGATCAAAAGGCCGCCGGTAAGCCCGTAATCACGTGCGATATTGACGGAACGCTAACAACTGCAAGCGGACCAATTGATAACACTGTTGATTTCCTGCTCGATCAGGCAGATGAGTTTGCAATCTACATTCTTACTGCACGAAGCGAAAGCAAGCGCAGTGAAACAGAGGCGATGCTTAACAAGTTTGATGTTCCATACGAACGACTCATCATGAACGACACAGGCGAGCCGCAGCCCGTCTTCAAGAAGCGCGTGATGAAAGAGTTGATGGCGAACAACGATATTGCTTTCGCAATTGAAAATGACGAGGATGTGTTGGCCGAGTACCGAAAACTCGGGGTAAAGACAATGACCCCAGCGCAAGTTCCAGACGATCCGGAAGATGCGGAAAAAGGATTGCTCAAGTCAGTTAATTTGACTGTTCCCAATAGCGTCAAAGTTGAGGCCGCACGTGGCCTTCTTTGGCGCAAGCAGTTCGGTCGAGGCGGCATTGGCCCAGGGCAGCGCACCGCGCGTATGCTCATTGGCAACAGGATGACAATTGCTCGCGTGAAGAAGATGAGCGCTTATCTCGCTCGCCACGAAGTAGACAAGAAGGGCGAGGGGTTTAGCCCTGGGGAGCCAGGATATCCATCAGCAGGAAGAATCGCGTGGGCCCTCTGGGGCGGCGATGCGGGGCAGTCGTGGACTGCTAAGGTAATGCGATCAGTAGAGGCGCAAGAGCGAAAGGACTAATCAATGTCCATGGATATTGTCGTGCCGGATCGCATTAGTGATTGGGCAGGCACTTACGGTGATGGTGCAGCCGCTGTCTGGCAGAAATATGTTGATGCCGGCATTATTTTTTCCGAACAGGTTGGTTTTACCATTGTTGTTCGCTGGGGTAAGCCGGTGGTGGGCGATGCTAATAAGGAAATCATCGACGGGCTTATTGCTAGTGATCAACTTACCGCCGATCTTTGCCCAGTAACAAAGGATGGAGCCGTATTGCAATGGTTTTCTGAGGACGGCAATGGATAAGTTGTATCATCAGCAACCATGCTTTTGCATGCCCTGCAAAGTGCTAAACTCCTCTTCATCGCCAAAGAAGGCATCTATCAGTAAGGTGAATGAGCATGCTAAGAAAACTGTTCCAAAAAAGAAAAGAAGTGCCGCAGGAAGCGCCAAGTCCAAATCCTCCTGATATTTCCGACTTGCTTGCAGGAACCGCAAAAGAACTGCACGACCTGGGAGTCAGATACGCAGTCGTCAGCATTGCTGCGACCGAGGATAATCAAGATGTCATTGCGCTAAGGACAGCGTCATTGCGCCTAGAGCGGATGTCTCGACAATTTTCCATGAGCGCAGCCCTCCTTAAGTCACGGCGCATTGACGAAGAGGCAGAGTAGTGCCGAGGAAGGACCCCGTAACGCAAGAACTTCGCTACGCGCTCATGTCGCGCGATCGAGGGTGCGTTGGGCCCCAAATCGGGATGCCAGGGCCTTGCGGCAGCCAATTCGGCTCTGGTGGACGTATCATTCTGGAAGTAGATCATGTAAACTCTGCTGGATTCGGAAAGCGGGGTCCTAGCACGGAAGGTAACTGCGTTATCCTCTGTGGGTACCATCATCGGCTTAAGACGGAAGCCTCAAGGACATGGCGACCGTTATTAAATAATTATTTGGAGAACCACAATGGCTAGGTTTGCAGAAGAGTTGTCGAGACTGAATTCTATATGTCAGTGGGCGCAGTGCCCTAATCGCGTGCGTATCAGCGACAAGACGGCCGCCATCAAGAACCTTGGCCCGGTCCTCCAGTTGGGCGCCATGCAACTGCATGTTTCGTGCGCCGAAGCGCGAAATCGCACGGGTGAACCATATCGCTCTTGACGATACGGTTGTGATACCTCATACTCATCGCCTATGGAGAACATTGAGGTCAAGCAATCGGTATTTCGGTGCATCGATTGTGGCGGCCCAAAGTCAACCGAAGTTTCCGTTCGCTGTTGGGATTGCGCTCTTATTGAGAAAAAGAGCCGGTGGCATTCAGCAAGCGTAGAGCGCGCTAAAAAAATTCTTGGCGCTCGCGCAAGTGGGATGACCATGGCTGAAATTGCTCGTGATTTTGGCGTTTCCAGGCAGCGTGTGTATCAAATTGTGGACGCCTCTGGGCTTCCACTAACAAACAAAGACCGGAGAGGTGGAAAGCGTGACTGACGAAATCGAAAAGACTATTAATGAATACAAGGAAGAAGAGCAGTTTAATATCGTTGGGTTTAATTTGACGAGAGATGCCCTTGAGGGAATTGAGTCACCCACAATCTCAGAGCCAGACAAAAATCAAACGTTCGGGCGTGTCGTAATGGACGCCGCCCTGGCGCGGTACTTTGATGCCAACGAGGGTGACTACCTTGATCCAGTTAAGCGTAAGTACATTTTTGCCGGGGCATCTATGGCATATGTATTCTGGGCAAACCAAGAGATGCCGGAAATGGGCGGGGGCATTGATGAGTAAGCAAAGCGGGGAAAACAACGCTAAGAAGCGACACTTGCAGCGGGAGTCCACCCAAAAGGTGTGGGGTATTATTGCTGCATCTGGCGTGAAGCGCAGGTGGGTTGCGAAGCACCTGGGCATTTCATACGGGTATTTGAATCAGGTCCAGTATGGGCAAAGCCCAATGACCGATTCGCTTCGCAAGAAGTTGAGTACCTACTTGGGGCGACCCGAGTCGGAATTGTTTGTAGACATTGAAGAGGAGGCAGAGTAATGGCATTCGATAAGAGCGCACTAAAGGATTACGTTGATGTCGCGGAGCGTATTCGCGCATGGTATGACGCATACCCAAACGGTCGCATTGAGACTCGCATCGTTGAGCACAACGAGAAGCGCGTTGTGATTGAGGCTCGCGCCTACCGTGGCGTGAAGTTTGACGGCGCGTCTGATGAACTTGGATTCATGGACGACCGACCCGCTGGGGTTGGCCACAGCGCCATGCAGATCCCAGGAGCAACGCCGTACACCCGTGGTTCCGAAATTGAGAACTGCGAAACTTCGGCTGTCGGTCGCGCACTCGTGATGGCGGGGCTTCCGTCTAAGCGCGTTGCGTCGGACGATGAGATTCGCGCAAAGCGAGAAGACTCACCACGAGAGGCTGATTCAGACGGCGTGATTAAGGAGACAAAGACCAAGAAGGTTGCAGCAAAGCCAACTGAACAGGAGCAGGTTGCTGCCGATGAGTGGTCATCCACAATTGCAAGCGCAACTTCGGTTGATGAACTTAGCAAGATTGGCCTGGACATCAGCAAGACGTCGCTTGGTGTTGACGCACGCAAGTATCTTGCGGATGTGTATAAGGCAAAGCGTGAGGCGCTTGCCCAGTGAGTAGCGCGCCGTTTCCAGACCTTGGCGGTCACGGAATCATTGAGCGTAACCCTACCTATATCAGCGTGAGTGAGTTGCGAGAGTATCTCTCGTGCCCACTTCGCTGGTGGTACAAATACAAGATGGGCCTGTGGACCGAGCGAACGACACCGTTCTTTGCGCTTGGGACTGCAGTGCATTCCGGCTTGGCACTTTGGTATAGCAATAAGTCCAATAAGTTTACCAGCGGCAAAGCAAGGGAATTTGCGTTGCTTGGGTTTTCCGACACCTATCAGAAAGAGGCGGAGAAGGTGGACTGGTCGCTAGAGACCACGCGCAACATCCTGACGGATAGCGCCACGGGTCAGGAGATGCTAGAGGCAGCAATTACTGCAGGCGATGACTGGACCCCGCACCAGGATGGCGGCATCGAAAAGACGTTTATGGCCGACATCAAGCACAGCAAGTTGGGCACGCTTCCCATCCAACTAAAGGCAACCGTTGACATGTTGCTTGATAACAAGAACGTTGTTGAGCACAAGACGGCAGAGCGAAAGTGGGAGCAGGGTCGAGAGCACGGAGACATTCAAGCAACGGCTTACGCCCTGGCTGTCCGTGACAACTTCGGTCACGACCCAGAGGTGACGTTCAACATCATTAGCAAGTCAGCAAAGGGTCCGAACGTTGACCGAAGGCCAACCCGAAGAAGCCAAGATCAGATTGACCGCCTGTACGTTCAAGTTCGGGCGTTCCTTGACGCACGAGAGAAGGGCGCAATCTACCCAAACCCAACAGCGTTCATCCACGAGAAGTGCGAGTTCCGCGCGTTGTGCGACAAGTGGGAGAGCCACCCGCAGCAGTTGCCAGATTCTCGCAGGGCGTTGAAGGTCCTTCTTCCAACCCTTGCCGACAATGCAGTAAAAACGCTACAAGACCCACCGAGGGTTCGATAATGTCGCCGGCGGGGTATGTTGAATTTTACGACATTGCTCCGCCGAAGTGCGAGCATGAGCCATATCAAAAGGATTGCGTTTCCTGCGCGGTTCGCGTCTTAAAGATGTACCTACCGGCAACGATGATGCTTTCGGTGGAGTCGAAGCCCGACTTCTACCAGGCGCAGGCTTCTGACCGTGATGGATTCTTCCGAGTCGTCGCAAGTGGCTTGACGCCAGCCGACGCATTGGTTAATCTCCGCAATCCGCTGGCAATGATTGCATTCATGGGGAAGTTGGATGGAGAGCAAGAGTAATGATGCCAGATGAGTACGGCTACCAGCCGTGCCAGGACTGCGGCGACGACACAAGTGAGACGCTAAAGTCTGGTCCAGGGCTTGGTGTGTGGAGATGCGAAAAGTGTCACAACATTGCAACATGCGGATGTGAGATCTGCATTGCGGAGGGAGGCCACTAGATGACTGACTACAAGGATATTCCGTTCTTCCCAGAGGACCTCGTCGCAAAGGAGACAGTTCGACGTGTGTGGTGGCGTTGCTACAGCGACCTGCCAAAGCACAAGAAGTTGTGGCGACTACCAGACAACAATGCGCGTTGGGCGTGGATCACGCTTCTGTGCGCGGCATCAGAAACACACGGCGTGTTCGAATCCGATCAGCACATCGAAGCCGTCGTTGGCACCCAGAACGCCAAGTGGCTTGCGGTGTTCCGACGGGTTGGGCTGCTTGATGGACTTGTAGTCCACGATTGGGACGAGTGGCAGGAGACCCCACAAGATGCCTCACGCGCGGAGCGACTGAAGAAGTCTGCCCAAGCGCGAGAACGATACGAGCGATTGGAAATCAATCACATCGACGATAACCCCGTCCCAGTCCGCACGATGAAGGAATGGCTGGAGTACGTGGTCGGTGGGCCAAATCCGCAGGGCAGGCTGACCGAATTCATCGCCGCGCAGTTCGGCATCATTCCCGACAAGAATGATTACGGTCGCGTGGCACGACTCATCAAGTCCTATCCGGGCGGAATCCCCGCGCTCATGTCTGCGGTATGCGAGGCTGCACTGCGTGATGTGAAGGGGGACTACATTGCGTACATCACCAAACTCGGTCAGGGTCGAGCCAAGTTCGGCGCCACGGTCACAACAACCACACGAAGCGAAAGCCGGGATTCTTTCGTCGAATAGCAAACACATGCACACAATCGTCCGTCGCGGACGGACGATTGAGAATGGAGGTGAGGCATGCATGCCGAAACGACTCCGCCGCAGGCGGAACGGGTCGAAAAAATTTTAGAAAAAGCAGGGATTCAGCAGCGTCACGCTGCCTCATCCCTTTCTACCTGGGTTGATCGTCCTGGCACTGAGAAGGGCCGTAATGCTGCACAGGAATGGATTACCAGCCCCCTGTCAGATCAGGGCTTCATGCTGCTGGGAACCCCAGGCACAGGCAAGACACACCTAGCGGTCGCAGCACTACGGGGCAAGGCAGAGGCATGGGTCGCAGAGCAGGCTGCGGAAGCGGAACGCGAGATCTACTACCAGCCCTCAGCACAGCCAGTCCATAAGATGCGGTTCCTCAACGTTCCGCTGTTCCTGGAGCGTCTACGCTCGCAAATGCGCTACTCGGAGGGTGAGGCATCGCAGTTATTCGAATACTGCCTCGACAAGGCATCTGTGGTCGTCCTCGATGACTTGGGGAAGGAGCGAGCGACGGATTGGGCCTCCGAAAAACTGTACGTGCTGATTGAGAGCAGGTATAGTGCCTGCAAGCCCACGATTGCTACCAGTAATCGCACGCTTGATGAATTGGATGATCTTGGCTATGGCCCAGCAATCTCTCGGCTCCAACACACATGCAGAGTCGTCCGTATGGACGCCCCCGACTATCGCCCTCGTGCGCGAGCCGCTGAGGATACGGCTGCTCGGTAGGCCCCCATCCTGGAATGCGGCATACCGTGCGCATGGAAACATCGTCTACAAGACACGGATTGCAAAAGACTGGAAGACCCTGATAGAATCGCTCGTGCGGGCCAGGGCGCACGAGACACTCTGGTCCGCAAAAGAAGAGAGGACAATCGTCGACATTAGTATCAGCCTGAAGAGGCCGATGGATGCCGACAATATCCTGAAACTCACGCTTGATGCAGTTGCATCGGGTTTGGGTATTAATGATCGGTGGTTCTTGCCAAGGGTCTGGTCTCTCCAGACGCAGCAAGACACCGAATATGTAGACCTGTCGATATGGCAGGAAGGAGATCTAGGATGATTAAGGTCACACTCCTTGGGCGCGTCGGGAGCGACCCAGTAACCCGCGCAACGAAGACCGGCAAGACCGTTGCCAACTTCAGCGTGGCGGACAATCAGAAAGAGGCAGGAGAGCAGAAGACCACGTGGTACAGCGTTTCGTGCTGGGATGCGAAGGCTGAAATTGCCGAGAAAATCGTCCGTAAGGGCGACTTGGTCTATGTCGAAGGCGTCCCTTCGGTCTCATCGTGGACCGACAAGCAGGGCGTCGCACGAAGCGAAATTTCGATTTCGTGCCGCTTCCTCCAGGTCGAGAAGCAGAAGAAGGACGGTGCCTCGCAGGAACCTGTCGGGTCGACCCAATCTGCTAATATCAACGACGACATCGACATTCCGTTCTAGGGTCATCACGCCCTGGTCACGCTTCTGAAGTCATCACAACTTCGGAGGGAGATGTACTCAACCCCCAGGGGAAACCTTGGGGGTTGTTTTTCCCCCAAATACAGCCATAAGGAGCGCCCCATGCACCAAGACAGCCCCTCCACCCAAATCGCCGCTCTCCGTGGCTCTAAAGCCCTTCTCCTGGAGTTCTGGGCCCCTTGGTGCGAGCCGTGTAAGCGCACGATGCCAGAAGTAGACCGTTTCGCAGCCCTCAACCCTGACATCACCGTCATCAAAGTAAACGTGGATATCGAGCGAGCCCTCACTAACGAGTGGGAAGTACGCACTATCCCGATGATGGTCTACGTACCGGCAGACGGAGCCCCACGCGCGATCATGGGCTTTATCAAGGCCGAGGATATCGAAAAAAAAATTAGGGGATAGGGGTATCGGGGGGTTCTTTCCCAGCGGGAAATATGGGGTTGACATCCGATCCTTGCGGATTGGAGAAAAAATCTAGGTGCAGCCTTTGAGACCACACCCCCCCGCGCCTGAACGCGCGGGGGGGTTGGGATAGTTCGGAGCCGATAACTAGCCGCGACGCATCACCGCGAGGATGACGATCCAAGTGGCGGCGATGTAGGCGAGGGAGAGCAGCCCCTCGCCGCTCACTCCCCCACCTCGCGCATCGCATCGCGGACTGCTGACGCGTGCGCCGCGCACGACGGCACGACTAGTGCCGTGATGTGGCGGGTACCCCAGATGCCGTTGGACTTCGGGTAGCGTTCCGCGATCCTGACGCTGATGCTGACGACGGCTGACTCGCCGCACGCTGTTGCGCCGCATCCGCGCGGCTGCTCCGTGGTGAGCCGTGTGATCGTTGCGCTCATCGTGATCCCCCTTCGTGTGCCGTAGTGAGTAGGGGGGATGGCGCGCTACGGCACGCCATCCCCCTGCCAGAGCAAGACTGACCGCCCGACTGACCGCCCGACTCACCGCCATCATCGCGCCGTAGCGGATCGGATGGACTGACTGCGGGACTGACTGCGGGACTGACTGCTCCCCCTGACTGCTTCACTATGCCAGAGGGGGGTGATGAATCCACCGAAGGGTGAAGCGCACGCCGAAGCGCGCGCCGAAGGCGACCCGAAGGGTAGAGAATAGGTAGATGGAAACCACGGGAAGGCTGGCATAGGTTATGCGTAAGACATAACACATAACACATAACACATAACCCATAACCCGCCAGAAACACAAAGAGGCGACGCGCCCGAAGGCACGCCGCCTCTTGCGACTACTTGCGAAGAATCCACGCCATCACGACGGCGACCGCCGCGAGATACACCACCTCAACCACGCGCCACCGCGTAGACGAGATGCGCCAAGAAGTACGCCGCCGCCGCGCTGATGGCGTACCACGCCATACGACCGACGAAGGCGCGATTCTTGCGCTCCTGCTCAATCTCCGCATAGGTGCGAAGGCTGATGATTGCTTTCCGATTCATAGTGCCCTCTCTTTCTGCGACGACGCGCCGCCCCCGAAGGAGCGACGCGCCGCCGCGCTCTACTTTACAAACTCCTCGCCGTTCACAACGACCGACGAGATGCGCTCCAAACCATAGGCGCGGTGTGAGTGTCGCTCGCCCTTGCCGTAGCACGACGACCCCTCGCGGGAAGCGTAGGGACAAGCCGTCGCCTCGCCGTACTCGTTCATCGCGTAGACGAGGAAGCCGACCGACTGCGTGCCCTTCTTGCTGAGGCGGATCGGATCGCCGCCGCCCCACGCTGGGTCGGGTCGCCCGCTGACGCGCACGACTGAGATCGTGCCGCCGTCTACCTCTGAGGTGCTGAGCGTCTGCTGAGCGGCGAAGGTGTGCCCTTCTACGCTCTTGCCCTTCGCGTCATTGGCGCGCTTCACCAGAACCTTCTCTGGTGTCGGGAGCGTGCTCGCCACGAGGGTGAACACGCGCCCCTTCGCCGCTGCGATTGCGGCGTGAATCTGCTCTGCCGTTGCCATAGTGCGCTCTCCTTTCATACTGCGGGGAAGCCCCCCGACTCCTATACAATGCCACGCCCCCGCGCTGAATCCACCGAAGCCGCCGAGGTGCTCCCCGAAGGGTGAAGCGCACGCCGAAGCGCGTCGGATTCTTTCGGATTGGATTACGGAGATACGGATACGGATAGGCGTATACACATAACACATAACCCATAACCCATAACCCATAACACATAGCCCATAAACACAAAGGGGCGACGACCCCGAAGGATCGCCGCCCCTTTGCTGTTGCCCCTGCGTGTGCTACCTGCTCTGTGGCTCGTAGGTGTCCATCCACTCGCCGCATAGACGCGTGCGCTCTACCGCTTCCGCGCCCTTCGCGGTTCTGCTGCTCGTTTCTGGGTCGTTAGTCCACGCACGAACCTGCGCGATGGTGAGCCCATCGGCGACTGTTTCGCTTGGATACCGACCACCCGCGAACACGCGAACGATTCGGAAAAGCGTTTCCGTTTCGTCTAGCGATGCCCCGCAATCAAAGCACGCGGGGGTGTCCTCGTTCACATCGGGGCTATACACGGTGTCCATCGCATCGGTCGCGCCCTGATGACGATTCACGCAATCAACGCAAAGCACGACCCCTGCCGTTGTGTCCACATAGCCGACCAGAACGATGCCGCTCCCTGTGTTCGTCATAGTGTTCTCTCCTTCCATACTGCGGAGAATCTCTCCGACTACTAAACAATGCCACACGGCGAACCTGAATCCACCGAACAGCACGCCGAAGGGCGAACCCTGCGCGGCGACCATCGGCGAATCGGTACGGGCGGATACGGGTATGGGTAGCGGGTAATGGGTAATACATAACGCATAACGCATAACGCATAACCGATAACTGCCCAGAAACACGAAGAGGGAGAGCCGCCCCGCGACCCTCCCTCTCGTTGTTAGCGCGACAACGCGACCGCTTCGTCTAGGCGAGCCATCGCCGCCTCTGCGGTGCCGAAGATCTGATCTCCGAAGACCTCCACGCTACCCTGTGGCGTTGTCGTGTCTACCGACATCTTCTCAAAGAGATACTCAACCACATTGAGCGTGTAGTCTGGATACTTGCGCCATCGGGCGAAGGTTGTCGTGCCGCCGTTCGTGTGAATCTGTACCCAAAGATTTTCTTTCGTCTTATCCATCGTTGCGCCTCCTTCGTTGTGGGGAGTTGGGGGCGGCAACGCCGCCCCCTTGCCCCTATCGCCCTGCTAGGGAGTTGATAGCCTTCGCGCCCTCGGCGCAATCCTCGCAGACTGGAATCTTTACTCCATCCTCCGAGCCATCGTGGATTCGGATGAAGGTTTCCGCATCCTCCTCGCATCCGTTTAGGAAGTACTCATCGGCGAGGCAAGGAGTACCATCCTCAATGTGTCCCTGTCCCTTGATGTACGGCATTTCGTTTCTCCTTCCTTGTGAGAAGCGTTTGCCTCTCTATCTACACAATGCCACACGCCGCCGCCCAATCCACCGAACCCCACCAGCACTCCGAAGGGCGCGCCTGAGTTTGGTTTGGTTTGGTTTGGTTTGGTTTGGTACGGGTACGGGTACGGGTATACACATAACACATAACACATAACGCATAACCAATAACCCCCAGAAACGCAGAAGGGGCGAGCCGCCCCGCGACCCGCCCCCTCGTTGTGTGTGCGACCTGTTAGAGCGTGCGCCCCTCGTAGAGGGGGAAGCCGCCATCGTTGAGCACGCGCTCAATCTTGGCGATTTCCGCATCGGTGAAGCCGCGCAACTCGTCATCGTGTACGAGTACCGCATCGCCCGCCAAACCGCCGCCCCGTAGGTACATCGGCGCGCTCTTGGTTGCGACCGCGAACACATCGCACGCGGTGAGGTTGATTCGCGGATTCTGTACGAGAAGCCCCTCCTCGTCTACCAGAAGCGCAACGGGTACGCCGCCGAGATTGCCGCGCCCGACCATCTCCACATATTGGCAACCGATCGCGTCATACATCGGCTGTAAGCCGCGCGACTGCTCGCCGCGCTCCATCTTCACGATGCGATGCGTGCCATCTTCTAGCGCGCGGATCACATACATCAACCCTGCCATCGTGTGCCTCCTTCTTTCTTCCTACGGGGAAGCCCCCCGATGAGTAGACTATGCCACGCATCGGGGAGCAATCCACCGAATCCTACTTCGCGTATCGCCTACGCTTCATCTCCTCGCGGAAGCGTGCCATCGCCTCGCGCTTGGTGAATCCGTAGTAGGTGATGGATTCTTGGTATCCCGCATACATAGCGGAGATAACCCACGCGCCGCTGTGCCATACACGCGATGCCGTAATCGTCATAACAACCTCCTAGTGTTGGCGGCGGAGCCGTAGCCCCGCCGCCGTTGTGAGGCGAAGCCGTCGCCTAGCGGTAGTACTTCTGGTGTACTTCTTCTGCCGCGATTGCGGCGAGGGAATCAACCAGATAGAGGCGGAGTTGCTCAACCGCGAGCAACCGACGCTCTACGCAAAGGCGTGAATCGCACGCCGCGATGGAATCGCAAGAGCCGCGCTCTTGTGATTCGGTAATGTTCTTGGCGATGGCGAGAATGTGATTCTCAACCTGCGCCTCGGTGAGCACGGGCTCGCCGATTAGATGGCGGTACGACATACCGACCTCCTCAATGTGTGAGCGGTATCGCCGCTCCCGATGAATACAGAATGCCACACCCCTGCGGTGAATCCACCGAAGCCCGCAACGGCACGCGAAGCCGAGCGGCAACGGCAAGAGCAGGGCGGATACGGAGTGATGGAGATACGGATACGGGTATGGGTAATGGGTAACTCGTAACACATAACGCATAACCCGTAACTCATAACCCCCAGAAACAAAGAAGGGCGAGCCGCCGAAGCGACCCGCCCTCCTTCACTTTGCCCTCATCAGCCACGCCATCACGACGGCGACGGCGACGAGGTACAACACCTCACTCACTTGGCTCCGCGTACTTCACGCGGCGAGCCTCAGCAATAGCGCGCTTGCGATCATCACCGCGCTTCTCACGACGATGCTTCTCGCAACAATCACCATCAGCAGCAGGACGCTTCGTCCATCGGACGGAGTGCTCTGGGATGGCGATCTTCTCAACATTTCTCCGATTCATACACCCTCCTATGTGGCTCGCGGCGACGGAGCCGAAGCCCCGCCGCCGTCCGCCGATTGTTTAGGCGACTACTTCTGTCGCCTCAGCGATGAGGTCAGCGACCTCATCCGCAGCGTCCCACCCATCAAGGGCGGTGCGAATCTTGGCGATGATTGCGGTCAGTCGCTCGTTCTCAGCGACCACCTCAGCGACCATCTCCTCAACCGAGTCCAGAGCCTCCTGAACCTCATCAGCGTGCGACTCAGCAGAACCCGCCGAATCACTTGCCGAGTCAGCGTAGGACTGCGCGTCCTGTGCCTCGGATGCGGCATCCTGCGCCGCTGACGATGCGCGCTCCGCGCTGCGGCGTGCCTCCGCTAGGATGTCCGTTAGTTTCTGTGTGTCGGTCATAAGACCTCCTCACTTGGGAAGTGATCACAGCACCTCCTCTACCTTCACAATGCCACACCCCTGCGATGAATCCACCGAACTCCCCGACGAGGTGCGCCACGGCACGAGGTCAGGGTCAGCAGGATTGTGGAGCGGTGATACGGGAGTTCGGGTACGGGTAATGGGTAATGTATAACTCGTAACTCATAACACATAACCCATAACTCGTAACTCATAACAGCAACAAAAAAGGGGAGCAGGAGCCGAAGCCCCCACTCCCCTTGATTGCGCGTCGTCGCGTATCGCCTAGCGCGAGGTCGCCCCCGCGTATGCCGCGTCGCCCTTCACCCACACGGCGAAGGTCATCGCGTCAGCATCGCGCACCCAGAAACTAATCCCCTGCGCGAAGAGGTTAGAGGTCGGGTCAGCGATGACCGTCACCTCGCACGGTAGCGTGCCATCTTCACACGCCGCCTGAATCTTCACGCCGAGGTCTTGCCCATCGGTACGCTCGCCCCAGAGCAACAAATCCTCTTCAACCTCAGTCCACCCGCTCACGAAGACCGTATCGTAATGACCTCGCCACGCCGACGATGCGCGCCACTCACGCTTCCAAGTGGAAGCGTCAACAGGCTCGCCGTATTCAGGGTCAAGTGCCACGAGGTCGCCGAGGATGACTTTATTCACCTCGCCGCTTGGCGTGAACATCGTGACCATTGAAGCGTGCTCAGTATCGGACTGCCAGCACGCCGAGCAAATCTGCGCCTCCAAGATGTTGGAGTACTCGGCGTAATCTTCCTCTATCGCCTCACCACAACGAGGTGCGGCGCAATCAACGGTGCTGCTATCCATAAGACCTCCTCTGCTGCGGGGAACTTCCCCGATGTATGT